CCGGGTTTTCTACTAGAAACTAGGGACCAACACAATGAGGATTGTGTTGCCGACTGTAATGGTCGTTGCGGTGGCGTTGGTAGTTGAACGCCTAAACATGCGATTTGGAGGACCGCAACTCCTAACTCCCCTTCATGGGGCTTTGTTTGTGCTAGCAATTGGCCTGCTAGTAATTGCAAGGTTCCTGAAGGATGTGCTCTGCCCTGCTCCTAGGGAGAGTTTGAACGACGAGGGTAAAATCTCACGGGAGAGACTTAGGGAGTATCTACATGACCAAGATTGTGCAGATGTTTCCGAGGTCGAGCACTACGTGCCACCCGTGTACCAAGACTTACAAGACTATGCCAAGAATCATAGACAAAAGAAGGCACAAGAAGAGGACCAAGATCCTCCTCCATTGCCGGTCTTGGACCCTGAACTTTTGCGCTGGCTGGAAGATCAGAGTGAACGTGAACACGGTGTGTTGTGCGGATCACCAAATCCAGGATATGCGGATGGTGAGCTGGAATTATTTGGCAATCACGAAATCAGAGGTATTATAGCTAGATGGTTTATTACCCCTGATGCCATTGATGAAAAAGCTCGCCGTCGTGCAGTAAGGCGCAAGAGGAAAGTTGCCCGCAAGTTGAAAACATGTCTCTATATTAGAGCTTGGATAAGGTCAGTTGTACCGCCCGAGTCTCTTAGGGTCGAAACGGATGAAGACGGAGAGATGTTTATCGACAAAGCAACGAACTGCCTGGTTGACAACAAGCTTAGGGAGTTTTTCAAGTTACATTGCTTTAATCTTCAATCAATTGCTGAGTATCAAGACTTGGCTAAGGTTGTTGTGTTCTATACGAACGAAGAGCTGGGGATAGCTGAAATGCTTGAACCTAGACTTGGAAAGCCTCTTTCCAGATGATGGATACCACGGGAGACAGCTGCCATGGATACCTTTACGGATTACACTCAAAATGTACACGATTTCGTGCCTGAGTTGGGTCCTGGAGTTACACGTGGAGTGAAGGTGGTCTCCCTTGGCGTGAAGAAAGCCAAAATCAGGAAGTTCTTTAAATTAGAGGGGATGGGGGTGCGCGGAAATGAAATATCAGCGCATAACCATTCTTTGAAAAATGTGCTGCGGGCACTGGTGGAGAGACGGTTTCTTGTCAAGAGCAAGGACGGTTCTTCATTAGTCCCCCCTCCACAACCAAAAATAGGAGTAGTGCGAAAAAGGCTGGCGAATGTCAAACGTAGCATAATTGCCATGATCCCAAAGCCGACTAGGATGACGATGTCTGAATTCATAGACACACGCCCTAGTCGATTACGGAAAAGGTATACAGATGCGATGTCAAGTTACATCAAGTTTGGCTTGTCGGAAGTGCAAGCGTGGATAAACCATTTCATCAAGTTTGAAAAGGTAAATCTGACCAAGAAGTCGGATCCTGTCCCGCGAAACATACAACCCAGGAGCCCCGAGTATAATCTACGTCTCGGGATGTTTTTATCCCCGATTGAAGGATTCGGTGGCTCCCATCCAATGTATGATGCATTAGCCAGCCTATTTGGTGGACCAACCGTAATGAAAGGAATGAATGCGGAACAGGTCGCAACCAACATTGTCGATGCCTCACAAATGGTCTCAGATCGATCCCAGCATCAAGAGCAGGGACTCGTTTGGATCGGTTGTGATGCCTCCAGATTTGATCAACATGTCAGCAAGGACATGCTTAAATGGGAGCATTCGATTTATCTAGAGTTGTATTTGAATCACCCTGAACTCAGTGAGTTAAGGTGGTTGTTGAAACAGCAGCTCAAGACGAAGGCAACGACATACACACAAGATGAAGAAGGTGTGCAATACAAGGTTTCTTATCAGGATGAAGGCCAGAGAAGTAGTGGTGACATGAACACTGGCCTGGGAAACTGTATAATAATGTGCGCGATGTTATATACCTACCTCAAGATGGTGGGCATTACGAACGTGCGTGTTATCAACAATGGTGATGATGCAGTAATCATAATGACTGGAAGTGATTACGCAAGTTTTTGCCAGGAGTCCTTTAAAGATTGGTTCCTAGAAATGGGATTTACCATGACTATGGAGGACCCTGTGTATGAACTCGAGCAACTTGAGTTCTGCCAATCACATCCTGTGAAGACGCCTGATGGTTGGATCATGGTGCCAAACATAGACAATCTCAATAAGTTTGGCGTGGCGCTCGTGGATAAGAGTAAGATAGACGACTGGATTAGGGAAGTTGGTGTTGCTGGTAGGCTATGGCTTGCAGGAATACCAATCTGGTACCAATACTTTTGTCAGTATCCACATGATGGGAAGGAATCCTCAAGACCTGCCCTAACTGAGCAAAACGCCTGGTCTTTGTATTGGAATTCCCTGGGCATTGCTGAACGCTCTCTTGAAGTCGCTGAAGAGACTCGAGTGTCGTTCTATAATGCCTTTGGGATAACGCCGCAAGAACAGCGAGCAGCAGAGGAAAAACTTAGCACCTCTGTCCCTTGCTACGAAGTGGGTCAGTTGAAAAGGGGGGTTTCCTTGCCCCTTGACCAACTACGTAGTGCTCGTTTCCTGGACTCTGGTTGGAGTCCTCCATGGGGTTTTGCTGTTTAAAGCCCCCAAAATCGGGTTTCCCGTGCCAAGTTGCTAGCGGTCACTTGGTCCCATTCCAGTGATACAGTGGTGGTTCGTGAGTTTAATGACGATTAGCGTCCCAAACGGCGTTCAAACATTGTATCACTGGTCTAAAATTGTAGTTCCGGCCATATAACACCAATAGGAGGTGAGAGTAAAATCTTAGTGGTCAAACTGCAATGGGGTCAGTGGCTGTTGATCCAACCCTGGTAACATGCGTATCATGAAGCTTGTATGTCATCAGGGAAATAGCAACGTAGCGCCGACAGACTGCACGGGGGCGCCAGTATGAGACGAACAGGTACAGCAAGATGTACAGTCC